GTCTTTGTGCCAGTATAAGAGGGGTTTTCAGTGTCAGTGAGCGTGTTTGTAAAGGTCTCTAGTGCAGCGGTAGGCACTGTGATAGAGGTGTAATTCTCGGAGATATTGCCCGTCTTGTCGTAGGACTTGATCATATATGTCCCCGGTTTAGCAGGAACAACAACAGAGGTTCCCGGTCTAGGGACCTTCTCAACGTAGGTCACAGCACCAGACCAAGTTGCACCAGTCTGATCAACAGAATGTCTGATACGATAGAAAGACAGGTCAAGGTCAGGGGTTGGGTTCCACGACAGGTTGACTGTCGAACCATTGAGGTTGGCAGCAAGTCCAGTCACGTCAGCGGGTGCTGCGGCAAGGCCAGCTACAACAAAGTCATCATAGACTACCCAATCACCTTTTATGCCAAGGTAGCTGTAAGCCCTTGCCCTGATGTCATAGAAGTCGTCATACACATCAAGGATTTCAAACCTACCAAGATCGCCTACACCAACCACACTCCAATTTGCATCAGAAGCTTTCTTGAACTGAACCTCAACACGTTCTACAGCAAAGGGATCACTAGCAGTTACATCAATGTAGATAGCGTTGGTGATATGCTCATTGATGATCCTGACTTCACTGTCCAATGCAATCCCAATACCGGGAACACTAAATGCGCTAGGCAGTGTTGTGTTGTTAAGTTCCAAGGCAGCAGCGGCTTCATCAGTGAATACAGCCGAACTGATTTCCCTAAGCGTCATCTGAACCTGAAGATCAAGACCCTCCGTCAAACCAAAGGTCCAGTTTGTAACTTCAAAGACTTTATTAGTCCAACCAAACCTTGTGTTGTTGACTTCAACAAAGTCGCCCACTTGAACCTGAAAGGCTTTAAGACCAAACGAGGCAGAGAAGGTAAGCTGTTCACGGTTACGACGAAGGGCAATGTTAGCCAATCTTTGAGCCGTCTTAGAAGAAGTTGTGAAAGCAAGAGGAAAGTCAAGAGTATTAACAATCCCGTTGTCCGCAGACACAAAGGTCGAGGAAGTCACACTAGGGTAGTCAGTAGTCTGCCAATCAGTCTCAGGCCCACGAAAGGTTCCTTTGACAGTATTGAAGTTGTTCCGTCTCGAATGACGGGTAGACAAGCTGATGCCTGACCTTAGATCACCTTCATCAAGGGTAATCACAGGCGTAGTGTACTTCGCAGCCTTCATCCTCCAATAACCTTGAGAGTACCAGAAGAGGCCACCCATAGAGGTAATCAGGTCAGAGATAACTTGACTAGGGGCAAACCCTGTAATGAAAGAGCCGTTACAGGTGTAGCGCTTCTCACTGTCGATAGTTTCATCGCACACATCAGCGGCAGTAGAAACAAGAGTGTCGTCAATCCTGCTAGAGGGTTGGTTCATGCCATAGCTGGCAGTCAGATAGTCCCTCAAGCAAAGTGCAGGATTGTCACTCCAAGCGGTTGTGCTTGTACGAGGGTCAAAGACTTTCTTACCTTTGATGGTTGCCGAAACAGTAGGAACCCCGTTGGGGAAGGCGTCTGCATCATAGTCAAACCTGACATAAAGATAGGCGATGCCTTGAAGTCTGTGGTTAGAAGTCCAACTGCCCTCAGACAGAGAAGAAGTTTCGCTAACAAGGTTTGTATCAGCAGTCTGTGTAGAGGTGCCATAGTACCTTTTGATACGGACCTGACCATTATAGCGAGAAGGACTTGTAACGTTACCACTACCGTCTAGTGTGACAACTTCATCGTTGAGGTAAATGTCTTCAAAGGATTCAATCTCATGGCCAGCAAAAGCCATGATACGATGAAGATACTTGTTTGAGCTTCCAGTGGAAGCGTCATAGATACGAACACCCCCGACCCTAGCTTTCCCGTAGATGATTTGGTGATCTAGAGCAGCGCCACTTTCACCTTGAATGCTATAGCCCCCAGAAACGCCTGTGCTAGGCTTAGGAGAAAGCGCGTTAAGGACTGCACCCATAGCGGTTGTAACAAGGAACTGTGTCATAACAGCCCCAAGACCGAAGAGGCCACCAGCAAAGAGGGGGGCAGAAATGCCAAGTGCAACGCCGCCCGCAGACAAAGCCCCCATAACAGCAGAAACAGCCATATTAATCCCTCAGTAACTTGGAGTAGACGCTTTCCACATGCCTATAGCCCAGCCATGAAAGCAGTGAATCGAAAGGTTTGTGCCTCTTAGTGTTCACAACAAGAACAGACACACCATCTTCCTGAAGGCACTTCTCAGCGAATTTAATCAACTTGGCCCCAGCGAGACCTTTGCGATAGTCTTTGTGCAAGTACAGAATGTCATTGGCAGCAAAGACATGATCTTTGTAGTGGATGTGCGTCCTACAGACAACAACAAAATACCCCACTAGAAGGCCATCAAACCTCGCAGTGAAAATCTTCAAGATGCCTGCCTCTTCTAGAGAGTAGTAGGCGTCCCAATCAGGGTTTAGTTTGATAACGCTTTTGTTGACTGCAATCTCCTCCCAATGGGAGTTAAGAAGGTCTTTAGCATCATTGGCACAAGTGGCAAGAGATTCTTGCTGATAGGTGATAGGCATGTCGGGTTAGCCCTTTTAACTAGCAGTTCTGCCCCAGAAGATTTCTTTATCTTGTAGGCCAGCGATGTATTCTAGGCCCTTATCTTCAGGGAACCTAGACTTTTGGTCTTCATTAGTAAAGCGTCGGACTACAGGTCTTTCGAGTTTGATCAGGATATTTTCGGCAGTGACCGAGATAGTGCAAGTATCAGCATTCTCGGAAATGTTCATCTGGTCTAGTTCACCAGAGAAGATTTCAACATAGTCACTAGGTCCACTTGTCATACCAAAGTAGATACGACATTCACGACCCTGATAAGGCTCTTGTAGAGCCAACGACAAGAAAGAGGAAGGGATACCACTCATAGTGATAGAGGCACCCTTAGCCTCGATTTCTGTAGTTTCCTCAACGCTTGAGACGTTCATCAAGGTTCCAACACCAAGGTAGGTTTTAGAACCAATAGTCAAGTCACCGTAGCCTGACCACACGTACAGGGGTCCGCTAGAGAAGTCAATGTCAACCGCAAAGAAAGGGTAGACTACTTCATCGTCAAGAGCATTGAGGACTGTAGTGGTAAGGTCTCTACTCATAGGGCCTCCACACAATCAAAAGAGATACCATAGGAGCTAATCTCGTTGATGTTCCATTGTGTAGTGCTATTGGACAACCGGAACCTACCAACAGTGTTAGCTACAACAACAGTGTCATTATCAGCAGGGCTAGTCCTCAAATTAGGCCAGATGTCAAGGGTTGCTTCGCCTGAACCATTCGTATCTACTTGTGTAAGCACTTTGTAGAGTGCAGCAGAGGAACCAGACCCAAGTTGAATGTAGTCACCGGGAAGCAAATAACCTGTGGCGCTAAGAGGCAACCCATCAATAGTAAGGGAGTTACCAGTTTGACCAGCACCTTTGACAAGAGGGGTCCCCGGAGTTACACCAGCAGAACCTCTAGCAGTCTTACAGTTAGGATCACTGAGAAGGAATGTTCCGACTTGACCTTTAAGACTAATCAAGAAAGCAACCCAAGCTTCAGCGTCTTGTCGTTTCATAGAGGGAAGGTTGATAGAAGCAGCCCACCTTTGACCGGGATGGGCTACTACTTGTTGTTGATAAGTGAACGGAGAAGTGCTAATAGCAACAGCGTTCTCAGCCATCAGAGTAATGCTGGCAATCCCAATGTTAGTCGGGGTGTTCAATGGGTAAGTAATAGCCATAATATCCTCTTAGCGGAATGCAGCAGCCATCTGACCACCACGTTGTTTTGCGTCAATCACAGCGGCTTTTGTAACCTGAGCGATTTGGGGGATCATCTTGGTCACTTCTGCACGGACAGCCGCAGCATCGCTACCAGTCACGGTGATGTTATTGTTGACAATAGTTGTCCCTGCACCACTTGTTGCTTTAGAAGTCTGGTTAGTGTTAAGCACAGTGGCAGAGTGTCTCGGAACAATAAGTTCAGGTCCACGCTCACCAACGAGATAGGGTTGACCCGGCATGATAGAGCCACCAGCTTCACGCTGACCGAAAGCTCCAAAAGCAGCACCAAGGATACCGCCACCACCAGATTGGAAACTGCCAACTAACCTTTGAACAACAAGAACTCGGTAGAGTTCCTTGATCATGTCGTAAGCCATCTTCTTGAAAGCATCCTTAGCAGACATGGTACCATCAATGATGGACATGAATGCATCTTCCATAGAAGACTTCATCATTTCGCCAAGTCTTTGTTGCTCTTCTAGCGCAGCTTTCTTTTGCTCGTAAGCTTGAATTTCAGCAGCAACAGCATCAAGTTCAGCTTGAGAGTATTTGGCACGGTCATCACCAACGGCTTTAACAACACGGGCCATAGCCTCGTTTACACCAAGAAGTTCTTGCTCAAGCTCGATTTGCTTTCTAAGGTCTGCAAGGGGGTCAGTCTTAATAGCCCCTCCACCCCCACCACCGCCAGAGCTTTTAGGAATGACTGGAACAAACGGACGAAATCCTTCAGAATAGGACTTAGAACCACCCTCCATAAAATCTCTAGGGTCACCACCTCTGCCACTATACTGTTGATCTGCTCTAAGATTTATTAGGCTCAAAGCATCAGATAGGGCAATGCCCATACTTCCAGCTAGGGCCGCTGCTTCTTTTGCGGCAGCAGAAATCGGACTTGCGAGGTCTACACCAGCAAGAATTAAGGCATTGACAGCGGCTTGAGACATGCCAGATTCAATTAAGGCAACTTGTTCAGCAACCTGATTAGCTTCCATACGGGTTTGTGCATAAATCTGATGCGCCCTTGCTGTCGCCTCTTCTAACTCTTTGGCAGCTTTTAGCTCTTGTTGTTTGTCATACACAAGTCCCTTTTGAATACCCGCCGTAACAGACAGACCACCATTAATCATCCGTTGAGCTTCAGCTTGTGCCTCTAGAACAAACAATTTTTCTTCTAGAGTATCAAGAGTTTCCTGCAAGGCATCTCCCTCGTCGCCAAAAAGAGAGCCTAGATCAATACCACCCGCTTGGGCAACAGCCATACTAAAATCATCAAGCTGTTTTCTAACAATGGGGATTTCTTTTTTGAGGTCTTCTATTTGTTGTCTTGCAGAGGCAATACCACCAGATTCAGTACCAAACTTTGCTTTTAGAAAAGCCTCTTGGTTCTTTTGAATTTCAGAGGTCAGGTTACTGATGGACTCAGTATAACTGTTAACACTGCCAGCGCCACTTTCAGCATTATCACTTGTTCTCATAAAGGCTGCACCAACAGCCGTTACAAGCGGGATAGCAATGCCAAGGCCCGCAGATAGAGCTACAAGAGCGCCCATAGAAAGTCCCATGAACCCAGCGCCCATAAGTGGCAGAACACCAGCTAGTTGTGTAGCTTGTTGTCCAAAGGCAACCATCCAGTTAGTACCAGACTGGACTTGTACCAGAAAGTCACCAATCTGATAACCGGCTTGCTGAGTAACAACACCAAACTGATTTACACCTTTCTGGCTCTCAGCAAAACGCCTTGTAGCTTGCGCCATATTACGGTTAGTTTGAGCGATTTGTCTGTCAATGCTTGCAAAATGTTGAGCAAGCTTATCTTCACTTGTCAACCTCTTAGTTGCTTTTAGCGTTTCAATAGCTTGTGAAGCAGCAAGCTTGAGTTCTTGCCTCGCCTCAGTTACTTGAGAACTGTCAACTGTAATTGTATAATCAACCATTTTTGTTCACAACCTTCAAGTAAACTGCATCTAGTCGTTTGATTGCCTCTATTTCCCAAGGCAACAGTGTGTTGTTTGTAGTGCGTTGCCAAGCATCAATCTCTTGGTAACTAATGGGCATGGGTCCAGAAAACCCTTGACCTCTGGTGTTGTTTAGCAACAAAAAAGCAGTCCAGACATAATCCAGTAACTCGGGGAACTCGGGTCCCTGTAGAGCTAACGGAGTGCGTCCAGACTGCCTTTCTACTTCTTGCAAGTGTTGCCGTTCAGTAACACCATCTTTGTCAGGAATAGAGAGGTTAAAATCCCACTCAGCATATTCCTCTAGATCAAGGATTAGCCCTTCAAAAAAGCGGAGTAATCCTCTTGAGCCTCAAGAATTTGAGACTTAAGCCAAGGCAGTTTACTGTAGAGGTCCATAGCCTCTGGAACAGAAAACTTCGGAGACTTGCCATTAAGTTGGACGTTCCAATCTTTAGTAGTCTTTGCCAGAAGTTCAAGCGTAGCGTTTTCAATCTCTTCGGCAGTAAAGGTAACACGCTTACCTTTGGAAGCCTTTTGAATACGCTTGTTAGTCTGTTCGTGAACTGCACTTTTGTATTGAGCCGAGTGAGGTGCATACACAGTGATGGTCATTTCTTTGCCATCATCTTTAAGAAGCACTTCTTCGGTAACGGGGTGTTTCACAGTGACAACAATCACGTCGTCGGTCGGGATTAGTTTAGAGAGGTCCATTGTCGGGATGTCCTTAGAGGTTATATCGGGGATTAAAGGTAGACGGGTGAGCCGCCCCCGACAAGCAAGCCCACCCTACCCTTGCGGGATACTATTATGCCGAGCGAGTCAGCTTGAGGTTTGTAGCTTCTGTTGCATCATAGAGAGCAACAAACGGAAGAGTGATGATGCGCGAAGTGGGGTTGTCCACAGGTACATCAGCACCGTTGATCTTCACACGGGGGAAGAGGAAGGTGTAGTCCGAAGAACCTGTAGGATCGTCAACAGACACTTGCAGAGCAGTCTCAGTCTCGTTGAGGAAGCGGTTGATCAGTGCAGCATCTTCAAAGTACGCAGTGATCGTACCTTCAACTGTGGCCATACCATATTCAAGTTGCGGGGTCGAGGACGAGCCAACAACAAACGTGGGGGCCAGTGCGTTGTTAATCGTGAAGTCAATACCTGTCACGATAGCAGCAGAAGTCAGTGTCCCACCAGCATCGCCAATCGACAGTGCGCCAGAGTAAGCGTCAAAGGGAGCGTTGCCAGACGAAGCAGTTTTAGTGCCATCAACCGAAGTACCGCTGATCGACATGTTCTTGCCAACCATGCTGAACGTACCAGTGACCATCTGGTTCGGACGGATGGAGACAGCAAGAGACGACACAGCCATACCTGTGAACAGGCGGAATTGAGTAATGTCAGTGGCAGCATCTTCAATGGAGAAGAACTTGGGAGTAGTGCCAACCTTCAGCACGTTGGACGAGAAAGTGTTGAAGAAGGCACTTTCCAGAAGAGCGTCGTAGTCGCCCTTACGAAGGTCAGCCACAATGTCACCAGCCACAGAGCGGTTGCCATGACGGTCAACACGGGGCATACGGTCGGGCTGAATATCGTTACCCGTGACACGCTCTTTGGTGAGGTTCAGGGAGTGGGTTGTGTAGGGAAGTTGAATGAGCGAGGGAGTACCCGGAGTAGTACCGAAAGTCGATTCAACAACATAAGAAAGGCCAG